TACGAGGCATACGGTTACTTACGGGTGCAATACGCACAAACCAGACCAGGGCATACGAGACCATATTCCACGCAACAGAAGCGTGAGACGTGCAATGCGCACAACCAGACTAGGCACTAACCAGACTAGGCACTAAACCGGCATACAGCAGGATAGGCAAACAGGAGCAGACGAGATGAGTGCAAAAATGTTTCAGATCACAAAAGGGATAGAGCCGCAGCCGTGGAAGATGTGCATTTATGGCACGCCGGGTGTAGGCAAGACGTATTTAGCGAGCACGCTTCCAGACGCACTTATAGTGGACTTGGAAGATGGGAGTGGATTGACGCAAGCGTCAAGGATCCACGTCAAGGCATACAGTCAGTTTTTGCAGGTCATAAAGTGGATCGGCGAAGACTCGGCTAACGATGTCTATAAGACAATCGTCATAGACACTTGCACCGCACTTGAGCTCATGATCGTGGAACACGTGACTGGCAAGAATGGTTGGGAAACGCTGGCATCGCCTGCTTATGGAGCGGGGACTGTAGCGTTGGTTGCGGAGTGGAAGCGTTGCATGCGTTGTCTAGACTTCTTGACGACGCACAGGAAGAACGTGCTCTTTTTAGCGCACAGTCGCATAGCGTCATTTGCGAGTCCGATGACGGAAAATTATGACAGGTATGAGCCGGACATCAACAAGAAGATGTTGCCGTATTTTATGAGTGCCTTTGATGCGGTGCTCTTTTATCACTGGCAAGTCTTGGTCAAAGCCAATTCCAATTCCAACCAACAAAAACCGGATAAGACGGCACATGCTCAACGGCGTGAATTGCACACGCAGGAAAAAGCGTCAGCAGTGGCGAAGTGTCGTTTTGGGTTTCCCGAGGTTGTGAGGGATCCGACGGCGGAGTTGTTTGAGAAGTTGGGCATACAGGGAAACGCTGGCAATCAGTCCCAACGTTCAACTCCACACTCACACCCACACCCACACCCACACCCACACCCACACCCACACATTGTTCCCATCCCTTTAGCGGCGGATGAGGAAGACGTGCCTTAAGCCTTTAGCAGATGATGAGCCAAACAAGGCAAGCGAGTATAAGCCAAAAAAACGCATAATAGCAGAATGTAAAAAGGAGATCACTCATGGCTATATTTTCCTTTAGCGAGTACACAGCAGAGGCCCCGAAGGGTGGTACACAGTTCACTATACTCCCAGTGGGTGTATACGAGTGCAGTGTTGTAAACTGTGAGTTGAAGCACAACCGGGCGAGCACTGGGACTTATTGGGCATTTCAGTATGTGTTGGACTGCATGTATAGCGACTCGAAGTACAAGGATCGGTATGTGTGGGACAACCAGACTTACACGCTTCAGGGCAAGCCTGACAGTGAGCGTATTGGCCGTATGATGTTAGCAGATATTTGCTTTGCGGCAGGATTGCAGGATGGGTTTGACTTAGAGGAGTTGCCGTCTTTGATTGTGGGCAAGCAGCTTGTGTTGCGCTTATACCATAAGAAGGGCCTTGGTGGTGATATGGAGGCGAAGGTAGGTACATACTACAACACTGACGGGAAGCACCGTAGTGGCTCTGTGAGCCCGCTTCCTAGGGACAAGTACGTCACTGCGCTCCCTGGTGCCCCTAGCATCCCTACGCTTGGTGGTCTTAGCAGCTCTGGCGGTTTCGGTGGTACTGGTGGTACTGGTACTGATAGCCCTTCTACTGGGAGAGGGCACTTTACAGACGATGTTCCTTTCTGAGATGATCTCATCTCTGCACGTCAACATCGGAAGATCACTTTCCAGTTTGGTCACGGTTGGAAAACCATTCGCATCAATGGCGTGCAGTCCTATGTTTTTATGCTCACACACTTGACTGCTTGCCTATTTGACTTCTCACACAAATGTGTGTTCTGTGTGTGCTATAATATTTGAGTGCCTCACAGTCTCCTTTTTCACAAGCTCAGTCCTCTCCCACAGGCGTATCAGTTGTTTACGGGCAATTGTCTCATTGGTCTTGTGTTTTAATTCTGTGAGGCACTTTATGCCACCTCCCAACCAAAAGCCCAACCCCAAGCCTACCTCTTCTACCAAGCCTACCTCTTCTACCAAGCCCAAGCCAAAGCCCAAGCCCAAAAGATCTGAAACTGATATCCAAAGAGAAATCTTAGAAGCCCTTATCTTTAGCGGCTACTTTGTATGGCGAAACAACAGTGGTGCCTTTTGGAGCCATGGCCGTCAAGCCTACATCAAGGTGCAAGGCATAGGCCGCATCAATGGTGTGTCAGACATTTTAGGTGTGTTGCCCGATGGGAAGATATTGGCCGTAGAGGTAAAAAGCAAGACCGGAAAGCTCACACAAGAACAGGAAGACTTCTTGAGAAAGGTGAGCAATCGCGGAGGATTGGCCGTGATGGTGCGTTCATTGGAAGATTTGCAAAAGGCTTTCCGATTACACACAACGCCATGGCCAATACCAAAACTCCCCATGTCGGCGGAGCAAAGGCTGGAGGCTGAAGGGTGGGTAAAAACGGGCTAGCCTCAAATCCACTCAATCCACTCAATCCACTCAATCCACTCAATCCACTCAATCCACTCAATCCACTCAATCCAAACCCCAGTCCACAACCAGTGTCTTGGGATCCCCTGCACGCAGTGCTGCTACTAAATGGTAAAGATCCGTGGACAAATCCAGTATCCCAACGCAACCTGCTGTGCCTGGACAGGTGTCTCTATTGGCATCTAAGTGGATGCCAAAGCCTCCTCGATTCTTTTCTTCGGCACATGTGATGGGCACCCATACAGGCCCCAATCCTAGACCCCAAGAACCGGTATAACTGTTCTTGCCATTGGCCCACTCAATATCGCCTACTGTGTATACGCCTTGAGGGAGTGGCTCCATGTTGCCAGGAACGTTTCTAGGATCTCCTGCTTTGCGAAAGAATTGATAGTCAGGTTGTCCACTACAGACAACGATATCTAGCATTTTTTTCCCATACTCAGGTCCACTGCGCATCTGAAGGTGAAGCTTAACGCATCCGCTGGACAGGTGCATAACAGGATTTAGCCTTTTTAGTGTGAACGACACTCCAGACACTCCATTTTGGTTCATAAAGTGATCACCTCTTTGTTAGCCCCTTGTTTGGTCAACTCTTGCATGGTGTCTTTGACAACAGAGTGTGCAAGTTTGTCTACAACTTCAGAAGTTTCTGACATATCGGCAAGTTTGGCAATGACCTCTTTGGCAGCCTCGGCCTTGTTCGGGTTGTCGTGCTTGTCCACCTCTTCTTCCACAAACTTTTTGATCTCGATGATGGCAAACTCAACAATCTTTTCTACGATCACGACAACGATCTGGTCGAACATATCTCCAGGGACAACGTCTTTGATCCATCTCTCAATGAAGATTTTGTTTTTGGCATACTCATCTGTGCCAGCTTTGATAAGAGAATCGCCCACTTCGTGAAAGATGAGGTGCTTGGAACTTGCGATGCCTTGCATAAAAAACGACAGTATTTTAGGAGCCAGGAAACTGATGACAGTGGCCGGTATGAGCATATAAAATCACCCCCTACACAGATTTTAGCACAAAAGATTTTAGCGCACTTTAAGCTTTAAGCTGTATACCAAATTAGAATCTTAAATGTTTTACTTAATATTGATGCGCTTGAGCCAGACACATTGTCAACGGCAACGTTAGTGATGTTCACATTACAAGTAGACTGATAACCCGCTCCCGTAAACCCTAGAGGAACAGAATCTCCATTGCCGGAGTAATCCACAATTCCACTGTATGCGACAATAGTTGATCCTGTTAAACCGTGGGCCACAGTCACACCTGCACCTTGCGATGCATTGGTGGTGCCGGTTATGATCTTACACGCTAGGTATGGATGATTCCCTGTTGTATTGCCAGCTGTTCCTGCTCCAATAGCGGCTATAGAGTTGACTACCGCAGCACCACCAATCCCTACCCCACCTGACACAACAAGAGCGCCGGAAGATTTTGTGGTGGCGGCTGTGGTAGCAGTAACAGTCACACCTCCCGATGTGATCACCAGAGATTTGCCGTTAGCAATGGCTGAATCATATGCTGTCAAATTTATGACACCGTTGTGGGATGCTCCGGAAGTTGTCCCAAGTTGAGATATATAAAGCGACGCTCCCGCAACACCAATAGAACCTTGTCCAGCTGCTGGGTTAGTGGCAGCCCCCGCAATAATCACGGAGTCTGAAAACTTCCCATAACTTGTGACATTGAGAGCCCCGCCGATCCCTGTTCCACCCGTAACAACCAACGCCCCAGTTCCAGCGGTTGTGGACGCAGTGGCGTTACTAACTGTTGTGATCCCGCTTAAAGTCTTTGCGCCTGCAAGCGTCTGTGTGCCTGTCGTGACAACTCCTCTAGCCGATGCGCTGGCATCAGGGAGGTTAAAGGCAACACCGCCTGCTGAGTGAGCAATGGCGAAGTCAGTGCCAGTCGTTCCGACGGACAGCGTCTTGAACTCGTTTCCAGTGGCGCCAGAGTTTGTTCCCAAGAGTTGGTTGGCAGTGCCATTAGCGAGCTTTGTAACGGCAATGGCGGCAGCAGAATCCACGTCAGCATTGACGATGTTGGAAGACGTGATTGCACCCACGGAAGAGGAGTGGAGGATGCCAGTGCCCGTGCTGAGTTTGAGGGCGGAGGATACCGTGGTGGTGGTGGGCGTGATGGTCAGAGCAGTGGCGGCACCACCCCCATCCGAGTACCGAAATGTGAAGGCGGTGGACCCGTAGTTGCCAGTGGGTGTTGGGCCATAATTGTCAACGGTAGCAGCACCTCCTGCTGAATCGTTGACGGTTATGGCTCCAGCGGCTGAGCCCACGGTTCCTACTTGTAGGCTTCCACTGGTCACTTGTCCTGCGATGCCCACGCCTCCACTCACAAGCAGTGCACCGGTTGTGGGAGAGTTGGACACTGTGGTGTTACTGACTGTTGTGATTTGAGAAAATGTCTTAGCACCGGCAAGTGTTTGAGTGCCAGTGCTCACAACCCCACGTGTCGATGCTCCCGCATCGGGGAGGTTGAACGCAATGCCTCCTACTGAATTGACGATGGCAAAGTCAGAGCCCGTGGTGCCCACAGACAGGCTCTTAAACTCGTTTGCGCTCCCTGCGGCATTGGCACCGACAAGTTGGTTGGCAGTGCCATTGGCAATCTTTGTGACGGCTATAGCGGCACTGGCCGACACATCACTGTCCACAATGCTCGACGCCGATACAGAGCCAATGACGGACGCCTTCATCACTCCAGGTCCAACCGGTACCGTGATGGTGCCCGTGAACGTGGGGCTTGCGGAAGAGGCCTTGCTGTTGATTTGTGTCTGAATGGCCGAACTCACACCACTCACATAGCCCAGTTCTGTGCTTGTCACACTGCTGGCGCTCACATATCCGGAGGCGTCAGACGTGAGGGCTCTGGAGGCGGTCACAGCGGCAAGTTTGTTGACGGCGATGCCTGCACCTGTTGCCACATCGGTGTTGTTCAAGCTACCGGCAACGACAGTGGCACTGAGTGTCCCTGCTGTGTTGGTTAGGTCAATCTTAGCCGTATCTGCCACGGCAACGATGGTACTGCCAGCGGTGCCCACAGCCCCCCACGCAGTGCCCGTGTATTCATAGAGTGTGTTGGTATCCAGCGTTATGGCCAAATCGCCTTGAGTGCCAGTGATTGGAAGGGAAGCAAAGTTTGCGTATGTCGGGACAGAGGCTGCATTTGACGACACTTGAGGAGGAAAGAAAGACGTCATTATCGCCCCTTTCCTGTGAGCGTTGCGGATAGGGTGCCAGTGCCTGATGTGCGCACATAGTCAAAGCGTATCTTCTCAAAAGAGACGTTTGTTATCATAATGTTGTTAGCACCGCTTGCACCACTGACCGCAGCCGCAGGAGCAATGGCCAAAGCGGTCCATGCGCTTGTGCCGTTTTGAACATACGCTTTGACCTCGCCCAAAGGAGCGGTACCGGTCCAGGAGTACACGAGAGCCACGTCGTCCACGTCTCTCAAAGAGACTTCTGCTCCCGTGATGCTTGCGCTCATGTCTCCATTGACGATGACGTTAAATGGGTTGATATACCTGCGTGTTTGACTCATTTCACGATCCCCGTATTGATGAGAGCGGTTCTCAATTGATTGACAAGAGCGATGACACTGGCCAAGTCCGTGCAAGCGGCGTTAACGGTGGGGTTTCCAACTGGCGTCACACCATTGCAGGCAAAGTTGCCAGCTATGGACGCGGAATTAGTAGTTAGTATGAGTGGAATAAACTTGGTTTCACTGCTGTCATACAGATGAAATTCGAATTTCGGAAAGCCTTGCCCAGCGCTTCCCCACGCACATATGTAACCCGTACTGGAAGATTGCCTAAAAGAAATGCTCACTTGGGATTCACCTAAAAGCGGCGACCCACCTCCAAAATAACCGCCACGACTGGTTAACGCCATGTTGGCTCCGACACCTCCTGTTGAAACAATCACGTCATTCAAAAATGTTTTGTTTCCGGCTATGGTTTGAGCACCTGTGGTCAACACACCACCAACCAGTGCCGACGCAGCAACAACTTTTGTCCCATCAATAGAGGCAGCAGAATCCACGTCAGCATTGACAATGGTTGAGCTACTCACAACGCCGCCGGAAGAGGAGTGAAGCACGCCAGCGTTGGTTGCAAGAGTTGTGGTGCCAGTGTTTGTCAGTCCCGCAAAGCTACTACCGCCGCCGACCGTCACATCTCCGCCGACGTGCATTGCCCCACTGATTCCTGCTCCACCGCTGACAATCAAAGCCCCTGTTGTCGTCGAAGTGGAGGGTACTGTGCTAGAAGTTGAAACAATCTGGTTGCCAAAAGAGGGTGTGATTTTAGAGCCCTGTATAGCCGCTGATGCTCCAACATCTGCATCAAGCACAATGAAAGAGCCGTTTCCACCCCCGCCACCACCGCTTGCGACAGGTGGGAATATTGGATTTGATGAGCTCATATGAATCAATATCCTTTCGCTACAAGGATTGCGTTCAGCGTTCCAGTTCCGGACGAGGGTGTGTATGTGAGTCTTATTTTTTCAAACGGAAGTATTGTAAAGGTAAAAAGTGCATTTCCCGATGCCCCGCCTGTTGTTGCCGTCAAGCCTGTGATTGCGATCCAGGGAGCGTCGCCATTTTGTGCTTCGGCAATCACGGTTCCTGTCGGTGTGCCTGTCCACCAAACGGAAACGGAGCCGTAAATAAGGCGACTGACATCTATGGCCACAGAAGACACAAGAGAAGTCATAGATATGTTTGTAAAAACAGAATACGGTTTTGTGAGTGCAGCTGTCATGGTGAGCCCTCTTTTTCGCTTATCGTATCACGGATAGGCGTTTGTCTTTGCAGCTTCCCTCTTAGCCATGATCTGCTCTCTTTTTTCTGCTTGCTGTTTTAGGTATGCGTCAGAGCCGTAGTATGGATGTGTGGAACGCCTTTCTGGTTGAGCACCGTTGACTTTGATATAATTCAGGTATGCCCACTTCTCGTAAAGTTTAAACCCATCGATGGCCAATGCTTTTGAAATCTTGCATTTCATGTAAGCACCAACTTGTGCGACAAAAAAAAGATACATTTCACGAATTGAGTCTTGATGGTGGAGCTTGTGACAGAAGCCATAATACTGGTCAACTTTGAGGTGGTGCAAACCCTGAAGTCTTCCCCACAACTCAGCGAGATGAAATGGTGATTTCATGTATGCCTCTTCACACTTTTGCGCAAGACCAGGCTCATCGAGGTTGAGGTGTTTGATCAAACAAGAGGAGAAATCGTTTAGGCTTAGGGCATATGGTGACGGAGGGATCTGGTAAGCTTGCACAGCTTGCACACCCAGATCTGCATCTTCGGCATCCACGTTATCATTGGCAATCAGTTCCATGGAGACCCCCTATGAGCAGGTTAACGAACATTCACACCGCTGAACAACTCCTGAGGGGGTTGGGCATCGTCTTGGCACGGGAGCTCAACCAACTGCAAGTGGAGAGCAGGAGTGGGACTTTGAGCCAAAGGTCTTTGAGCAAGTTGTCTCTTGTTGGCAATCAAATCTCTCAATATGCAAAGGCGGCAAAGGATGTGTTGCCCGACAAAAGCTTGAGTGCCATGAGCGATGAGGATCTGGAGGAGGCTGTGGATCTGTTGAAAGAGAGGCATTTCAAAGACAACAAAGACAACACGGTAGGTAGGGTAGGTAGGGTGGTGCTAAATGACTGAGATGACTGAGATGACTGATATGACTGAAAGGGAAGACAAAGACATCTCCGACCTTGTGAGGTTAGACAACCTTTGCGTCAACGACTTGCCGTTTGTGTTGAGGAGCTGGATCTGTGGGATGAGGAGATCTCCGGAACACAGGTACATCAATGGGCCCATCTATTATCGTGATGCACGTGATGTCGTCACCACTCTGTTGAGCCATCATCAAACGCAAGCTCTTGTTATCAGGCTGAAAGAGGATGCTTCGAGCATTTGTGCTTTTGTGGTGTACCACCCTGAGTGTTTGTATTGGTTGTATATCAAGCATGCCTTTAGGGGGTTTGGGCTTGCGAAGATGCTGTCTGAAGAGGCGGACAATGTCAGCAAGAAACTTGGTTATGATGGGTTAAAGTATTATGCGTTTTTGACAGAAAGTGGATTTCTATCCGTTCCCACGCTGAAGAGGAGTGGACTGTTTGTTCCCAAACTTTTGCAAGACAGAAAGAAATATTATGCAAAGCAAGAAGACTTTGAAAGCCATCTACATTCATCAAGCAGTTCAACTGGCTGGTAAACTCAACAATTTCATGACAATCGATGAAGGCTTTCAGCTTGAGATCAATGAGCGTGGAAATGTGGAAGCGCGTCATAAGACAAAGACGCCCAATAGGATTGTGGAGATCTCGTTCACAAACTTGAGTTGTGCATTGTGGGAAGAGACGGAAAAAGGGGAAGATTGCGAAGAAAAAAAGGCAGAGAAAAAGGTGATATCAATCCGTGCTAGAGAGTGAGCGGAGGCTTTTAGCGGAGTATCGACGCCGGATGATCTTGAGTGGATCTTCGGTGAGTCGGCGGTCGTTGGTTGAGAGCATACGCAGTGGACTTTTCCTTCAGCAGCGTGAGTTTGTTGATAGTGACAGTCCATATGCGGCGGCGTGTTGCACACGGCGAGCTGGCAAGAGTTATGCTTGTGCGGCCTCTCTAGTCTCTCGGGCATTGGAATTGAATGAGGGAAATCTGCTCTACATCGCCTTGACCCGTGGGCATGCCAAAAACATCATCCGCCCCATCATCCGTAGACTGTTGAAGAAATACAAGGTCAAGACCATCGAGAGCATCGCCGACCTGTCGTTCACTTTTGAGAACGGCTCACAGATTTGGCTTACGGGTGCAGGCGACAGCATTGGTGATGTTGAAAAGCTATTGGGCATTCCGCTGGACCTTGTGGTGGTGGACGAGGGGCAAAGCTTTCCTGAGCATGTGAGGTACCTGCTCTATGACGTGCTCCTCATCACCATGGCAGAACGTAAAGGAAAGATTCGGTTTATTGGCACTCCAGGGCTTATCCCTAAAGGCTTCTTTTTTGACATCGTCACTGGCAGAGAGAAGACCATCCCATGGGAGATGCACACGTGGGGGTGGCAAGACAACCTGCACATAGCGTCGGCCATACAGCAACAGGTGGATGGTATGGTGGCTGCCAATCCTGCCATTTCTCAGACCCCGAGCTTTCGAAGGAACTATCAGGGGGAGTGGATCGCCGACACGGACGACCTTGTGTACAAGCTTCAGCAGCACACGGTTGTGCCGTCAGAGGCCGTCGAGCAGGCGTGCTGTGACACGTTTGTGCTCGGGGTAGACATTGGGTTCAAGGACGCTGCTGCGTTTGTGGTGGTGGGCTGGAACCGCCGTGTGAGCGATACGGCTTATGTGGTGCACGCCACAAGTCAGACGGGCCTTATCCCGAGTGAGATTGCAAAGCGCATCGATGCGTTACAAAAGAGGTATAACATCATACGCACTGTCGTTGACGAGGGCGGGTTAGGCAAGAGCATTGCCGAAGAGTGGAGGCGGCGGTACCTCCTCAACGTGCACCCTGCTCAAAAAAGGGACAAGCGGCTTTTTATCGAGGAGGTCAACGGGGCCCTCATTTTGGGCAAGCTGAAGATCAGCGAAGAGGCATCGGCGTTGGTTGATGAAATGCGGGAGCTCGTTTGGCTCGATGAGGACAGGAAGGTGGAAAACCCGGCGTGTGACAATCATTGCGCAGATGCTTGTATTTATTCATATAGAGAAGCTAGAGCCTACCTCTTTGCCCCTGAGAAAGAGAAGCCCGACCCCATGAAAGTTATGGAGGATGCCTTCCTGAAGCATGCAACCAGCCAGTTCAACAGGAGGCATGCGGATGTTTTCACGGACTTTGATTAAGCTCCAGGGCATCCAATGCTTTGTTGATCATGTAGAGAGCACCGTCGATGTCTACACGTAAGCAGATGATATCCTTTTCTTGACTTGATTTTTCTAGCACCTCTTTAGCGGCTTCGAGGTAAAGGATCGCTGTTTTTGGGTCAAAGTTGTTACTCATCATTTGACGACTTTTAACTTAACTTGTTTAAGCTTGGGAGGTTGTGTGTATTTCCTGACGGCTTTTTGATGGGCAGTAGCGGAACCTGCAAAGCACACTCTTGGGTTAAGGATAATTTCCCTTAAAACTCCATGCTTTTTAAGCACAATGATCATATCCATCCCGATCATTTTATTTACAGCGGATCCCACATATCTTGCATTGATACCAATATCTTTTGAAATCTTCGATTGGTTTAAAATAATCTTGTTATCAAATCCAACACTCCCCAAAATCCAAAACAAAACTTTAAAGTCGTTAACTCCTAAATCTTTGTTAACTGACAGATCTGAAAATAACTTAAGAGCGATCATCATAAAATTTCCCACAAATTCAAACTTAGGTTTACCCCGTTTAAGTTTGGAAGCGGACACGCATTTGACACGGCCTTCAACAATGGCTTGGAAGTATGTAGAAGCAATTCCATTGTTAAGCTCATCTCTTGGACTTATCGGGGGATTACGCATATATACCGCCTTATATAGAGTGATACAAGACAATAAATTGAATTGTCGTAAATGTAAACACCTATAGGCTTTAAAGTCAACATACCCCCTTAATTCTCTTTTAATAACAGCAGGGTTTTTGTGTCCCTTAGTTAATACAGTACACTCCCGTATACCCTAAACTAGCTGTTATTTTAGATAAACCTTAACAAATGTAGGCTCTTGCCTTGTCATTCCAGTGCACCGCGTCCTTCCAAAATATTTTTAGCTGCTTCAATGTAAAAGTCCCGTGCTGCATTAAGTCCCATGTTTTCTATCTCCTTGTTTAGCCGCTTATACTCTAGCATTGCACCAAAATCCTCTTTAAGGAGTGATTCGTTAAAATTCTTTAACTGCTTTTGTAGCCACTTTTTATCCGATATCAACTGACTTTGCTTCATTTCAAATACATCATTCATTATTGTTATCCTTCTTTTTTCTATGCTTCTTTGTCGTTAATTGTAAGTTCGTCAATCCGTTAGATTCTAATTTCTTCTCTAGCTTTACATCTTGTAAAATCCGAATCCGGTTTGTCCTGCACATGACAAATGGATTTACCCAATACCAGTGCTCAGAGCGATGTCGTGCAATAATGTTCAGATTCACAAGTTCATGTATTCCTTTGTAAAACTGACCATTTGAAGCAAGAAAGTGCCGACTTCTTGGGTCAAGATTGTGTATATACACAAATGTGGCCCCAGGAATAGACTCTTGTATAGCGGCAAATACCAAAGCGAAAGCTTTCATTCCAACGTTAGACATGTCATACCAAATGCGGCTCATACCGGCGTAAACTTTAATAAAACTTTCAGAATCGTATTCTGACTGAACAGCAATATTTAAAGTATCTCCGTGAATTTCTCCAGTATCTATGTCTCCAAATCTTCCTTTCTTAACAGTAGAATAGTGTATTTTTTGCTTAGTGTTTAAAATGGTATCCGCTGTCAAAAATGGGTTTTTAAAATACCTAGGTAAAGTTTTAACGCCAGTTTTGACCATCACCGGAATGTTGCTTTCTGGTTTAATCTCCATTGTTTAAGTTACCCCCTTTTTCCACAAACCACCTTGTAACATAACAAACTTAAACCTGTCAACGCAAAAATTTGCACCTGAAAACTGGAGAGCCTTTGGTTTAGTGTTCAAAGTTTGCACATGGCAGCTATAAAAATCAAACTACAAATTTCCTAATGATTTCAACAAAAGAGTGAAAAACGTTTGCTAATGATAACAGTACCCATAGTAAGCCATAGGATACACGGAAGTGCTGATCCAGAAACATCTATACTGTTATTATTGAAAAAAACTATAAACTCTTCTTTATGTATTAATAAGGGCGTGTCAGCTGTTATCGCAAAATGCTGGTGAACTGAGCCTGTTTGGTCTTTGGACTTTTGGGATCTCGGCCGCCGGAGCCGACAACCTTGTCGGTCTTTTGAATAATTTTTTCTTCGAAAAAATTTACCTGCTGAATTTGCTACGCAAATTACAGCAGTGCGTGTGATCGTGATTTGTTTAGGTCAGATCTGTTTAGTGGGGAGTGGCAACCTGATCTCAGTGCGGTGCAAGGCAGGGTCTAGAGGAAGGGTTGGTTGGTATTGAATTCCAAGGACGGCCCTGGTCTCAAACAAATCAAAACACTTATCCAATACGATCACACGTACTGTTGTAATTTTCGCAGAAAATTCAACAGGTAAATTTTTTCGAAGAAAAAATTATTCAAAAGACCGTAGTGGTTTTCGACTCCGCTCCAGCGGGCAACGTCTTCTCAATCCACCCATACACAGCTCGCCCCCAGGTTACCCCAGGTTACCCCACTAAACCGCCTAGACGGGCCAATATTGGCATTCAATTCCAATGTATGCCCAAGGGGAGCCTAGCCTACCTAGACTGAGCTACCACGCCTCTCAGGGGCCTTGGAGGCGGTTACGTCAAAAGGCTTCACGTGGATCCCTTGGGACCCTAGAGCGGCTTGAGCGGATGCCGATGCCTCGGACATGGGGTTAGCTGCATTCTTGGCATTGATGCCCACCCATGCGGCTTGGGCGGATTGGCCAATCGCCTGCTGGGACTTGCTACCCCCGCTGATGACTTGAGCCAAGAACTGCTTCTGGCGTGCACTCATGGCCTTGTCCGTAACGCTATTCTTAGCCTGTTCTTGCACGGCGGCCCACATCTGTGGGTAAACCGTCCTAAGTGTGTCCAGCCCCTCGGGCGAAACGTAGCCCTTGTTGAGGTTCTCTAGCACCACCATGGGGTTAGACACCGCCTCGGCATACTTGGCAAACTTAGCCAACGCCACTGGCCCTGGAGGCACGGGCTGGCCAAGATCGTCCAGCACGGCATTTGGGAGCTTTTGCTTTAGGAAGTTTTGGGCAACCTTGAGTGTCTCTTGAGCAGCAGCTGCGGCTTGAGGGGTTTGCGCATAGCTCTGTTTCACCTGTGCTGCAAAGGGACTCTCACCACTTTCTAGACTTGTCCTGATAGCAGTGAAGTCTTTTGGTGAAATGGTGAAACTGCTCTTTGGGATATCAACAGACTTAGCGTTAGCAGCACTGGACAAACCGTTGCTAAAAGACGTCTGAATGGTCTTCTGAACATTGTTTTGAGCTTCTTCCAGTTGACGCATTTGAGCATACTTATCAACTTCAGCTTGTGTAGCCTGATTAAGTTTGTCAATAATCTGTGTAGTAGTGGCGGCATTGGCCGTGCTGAGCAAGCTGCCAGTGATGCTTTTCCCAGAGAGTTGTCCAGCAGATTCAAACATCCCTGCTAGCCGTTGAGTGATGTATCCTGGATTTTCTAGCCCTAGAGCTAGAGCTGCACCTGCGGGTCCACCCAGGGCATATCCGCCAACAGAGCCAATAAGAGAGCGGCCTGTCATGGACTCATTTCGGAACAAGCCCTGAACGGCCATCTTTTGTCGGAGGATATTGGGCAAGTCGTTAACACTGGAACTGATAGCCCCAGTACCAGCCACAGCCCCTTCGACACCTTCCTTTCCTGCACCTGCCAACAGCCCTGCATGTGCCGCCTGCACCTTCGCATCCGCTTGCATCAACGCCTCTAACGCATCAGCCCCCTCGCCGCCTTGCCTCACAATGGAGTTTATCCCATTCTTTTGAAGCACATATGACTGCCCCTGCTTCTTCAAAACTCCAAGCTCTTTGAGCTGATTCATCGCATTAAAACGTGTTGCCGCAGCCTCATCAAAAGCCGACAAGTGTTGCGCTATAGGGCCAAACGCCTCACTGTCCCATACCGATGTCTTCAGCGTGTCATTGAGTCCCTTAAAAACCTTTGCAGCCCTGGCTTGCGTCGGATCCATCAAAGAAGCACTCTGACTCAAATTGCCTAACTCAAACGTCTTGCGCTTGACCTCCCTCAACACCTCTAGCGCATTCTCAGGGCTCCCACGGTTCAAGACCGTTTGGTAGTCTCTGATTTGGTTTTCGACACCTTCCTTTTGAGCATCCGTCAATTTGGCCGATGCCAACCTTTGCTGCCTCAGTGCTATCTGCTCACTCACAGCACTTGCCTCTTCTTTTGAAAGAGGTGTCAACATCTGCTTCAAACCATCCAATTCGCGCACAACTTGAGGCGGGAAACTGTGTGTGTCGTGAGGGGCTAACGTCAACAGCGTGTCAATCTGATCCCGTGTGGCATTGATGGCCTGACGGCCAACCCTTGCATCCACTTTCGTTGAGGCAATGGCTTCATTCAAAGCACGGCTTGCACCTTGCCCATGCTCGGCCGCATCTGTGAGGATTGCATGCACATTGTCTTCGACGGCCGACTGAAACTTTTTGTTGTCCGTCAAATACTCCCGAACAGGGTTTGTCTTGTCGAAGATTGACTTTTGAACAGCAATGTCAGCATCTTCAAACTTTCTTAGCTTGCCCGATGCCTGCACAAACCCCTTGCCCACTGCTCCGATGGCAGGTTGCAAGAGCTGGCCCCCTGCCGTCAAACCCCCGCCTACCATGCCTCCTAGCATGGAGCCCAACCCCACGTTGGCAACAAGGCTTTCACCCAATGACCTGGGATCCCCCAAGCTCTGCTCACTTAGCGTCTGACCCGCTCCAAAAAGCGCACCCTCAACAGCACTCCCAGCGGCCGCAGCGGTTCCCTTTTTTACAGCGGATGCCAACACCCCTTTGGCCACATCTGCTCCAATGGCAGCACCCGCTCGCTCGGCAACACCCGCTCCTAGCTTCGATGCCGCCCCAACCAACCCGCCTCCTGGCAATGCCAAAGACGAGCCTATGGTGCCCAACACATTTCCCACAGCCGCTGTGGTCGGGTTGGCCTCTTTGGCCGCCCTGATCTCTTCAGCCACGTTTAAACCTGTGGCCTCTTGCACGCCCCTGGCTGCAAGATCGGACAGCCCGAAGGTTGCCCCACTCGCAGCTCCTGCAACTCCCGCTATGGCTTGCCCAAGCCCACTCTTGGCCCTCTTGTCACGGAAGGCTTCAGCCTCTGTGACAGGTTGTGATCCTGCACGCAAAGAGGCCATGAGGTCGTCAGGGTTGTCTATAAGCCTGACTTCCCCATCAGCATGCTTAAAGTACTGCTTAGACCCGGGAACAAACCCATAAGGGGAAGCTGCATCTGCTAGCAAAGCTCCCGCCTGATCCTTTGGGACGTACTCCTCCTTGCCCGTTGTGGCATTCCACAGAGGTATCTTTGGCACTGGCATCACCGGAACAGCAGGACCAGGTTGTCGTGTTGCCATCAGTATTTCTTCCCTATGACTGGAGCGGACTCAGCAGGAGGGACATAAGGTGAGGCCGATAGGATTTTGAACTTGCCTCCCAACATGTCGCCAGCTTCGCCTAAGCGATCTAAGCCTTCTTTATTTGTGTCCGTGATGGCACTCAACATGCCTTTAAAGTTTTTGACCTCTTGATCCCCAATGGCTCCACCAGAGTTCCCTCGTCCAAAGCTTTCCACAGCTCTGGCTCTTGCACGTGTAAACGGATTGTCACCATAAAAGCTAACCTTATCTCCACCTTTCTCCAAAATCCTTCGCATGGTCTGAATTTCGTCCATGGCACTCTTGTAATGTCCAGCTTTTATGGCCGTCTCACCAACAAGAGGCTTGCCATCATGGCCTACTAAACCACCCGCTTTTTCTATTGCAGCTTTGTCAGCCGCAGCCCTTACTCTAGGATCCTCTTTTGTCTCTGTCTTTGTGATGTTGCTCACAGATTTTGTGGTCTGTCCTTGAGCCGCAACCTTTTGCTCCTCAAGTTTGGCACGTTGATTTGCCACAGCCTCACTCGCCTTTTGAGCAGCAACCTCAGGTCCAAACTGTTTCGTAAGACCAGCCTCTAATTTGGACTGGAGGTTGTTAACAGCCATCTCTTTGAATTTTAAACTCGCTTCTTTGTCGTCCAGTCCCATCTGTCGCATCATGCCATAACCGCTATTGGCTGCTGCTGTTTTGTCCTTGAGTTTGCTATATTCCATCTGCTGTTGTTGCAAGTCTTTATCGACCTGCTTATCCAAAATATCAATTGCGGCATTGGATTTTTGACCAAAACCTTGAGCCAAAGCCCCTAACGCTATACCAACACCTGCGGCCACAGCTTGGCCAGTGCCCATCCTTTTGTAAAACCGATTGGCATCAAACTGAAAATTGGCCTGCTCATTGACGGCCTGATCCACCTTCTGTTTTTCAGCTTCCAAAGTGGCCTTACGTAAAGCATCTTGAGCTTGCAACTCTTCCAAATCCTGAGCCTTTTGAGCTGCTATCTCTAAGCCGGCCTCACCTTTAGCAAGTTGTTGCCTTCCCTCAAGCTCTCCTCCAGCCTTTGTCAAATCTCCCAATTGTTTGTTGGCAGCTTGCAATCCACGTGTGTCTTTGCCACTTGTTGTGGACGTTTGCGTTTGAGTTGTGCTGTCCGTGCTTGTCAGCATGGAAGGCTGCATTGCCATGCCCATACCCGCATATTGAGGAGCAGCAGGTGTCGGTGTCGGCTTCAATGGAGCACCGGAATTTACAAGTGGTGCCTGTGGCGAAGGAACAGCTCCAGGAGCTCCCAAAGGCAACGGTGCCGCATCAACTGGAGCCACAGGAGCCACAGGAGCCACAGGAGCCACAGGAGCCACAGGAGCCGATGCCGGCACTGGCGCTGGTGTCAAAAAGCCCGTAGGGTCTGGATTAAAAGCATCTCGAATACTTTTCAGCCTCTGTTGCTCCGCTATCTCTGCATCCGTAAACGCCATCAGTTGCCTCCTCCCTTGCTAGCCGATGCCTTTTTGCCTTCCATAGCCGCTAGCCTTTTGTTCAACTCAGCTTGCCCTGCTAACAACGCTCCAAAGCCCCTCCCAAAGTCCACTTGTTTCACGCCTGTCGCAGCATCCTGTATCACCATTTGACGCCCTAGCCGTGTCTTCTCTAAGTCTTGAGCCATAATTCCAGCCGTGGGTTCCGTGCCAGCAGGCTCATCTTTGTAATTAAATTCGTAAGGCTTCAACGCATCTAAAAACTTTTGAGCACTCCCAGGATCCCCAGCAACCTCTTGGATCATTTGGCCTGTTTCGCCTTTCAACTCCTTCACATTCTTCTTGATTCGAGCGTCTGAAAACATGCCTGCTACTCCGCTCAATCCGCTTATTAGGCCTCCCTTAGCAGATTGAATGTCGGAAACTCTTTTGGCATCCAGTTGCCCTTGTGCAGCACTATTGGCATTCAAAGCTTGATCCATGCCCATTTGAGCCGTGCCCTGTAAGCCCAATTTCTGCAATCCAGCCGACTGGTTAGCAAGCGCCGCCTGCTGAGAAAGTTGCCCTTGTTGCAAGCCGTATTGCCCCTGCATGCTCTGATTGGCCAATGCCGCCTGCTGTTGCAGTTGAGCATTGGTTTGCTGTTGCTGCTGCAATGCCGATTGGTTAGCAAGATTCACCTGCTGACCAAATTGCCCCTGCTGCAACCCAAACTGTCCTTGCAAGGCTTGATTGGCCAATCCTGCCTGCTGTTGCATGCCCGCTTGCGCTTGAGCCATAGCCGCCTCTTGCGACATCCCTGCCTGCAACGCTTGCCCATACAGCTGTTGAGCTTGGGCCCTTTCAGCCAGACCCATCTGTTGCGCTTGTTGAGCTCCCTGTTGCAACAGAGCTGCTCCCTGCATGGAGGCATTTCTATTGGACAGTGCTGCACTCTGACCCCGTGCCGAGGCCGCTTGCGCTTGCGTTGCACGTATTGCTGCGTCCGTAGCAGCCGCTTGTGCAGCCTTTGCCTGCTCACTCACTCCAGTGCCTTGCGCCTGTTGATTCAAAGCCCCTAAAAAGTTTTGTTGCTGTTGCCTATACGGATTCAACTGAGACTGGTCTATGGTGGCCGCTTGCGCTGTCGGAGCTGCACCCAATCGCTCCACTTGAGCAAAAGGTGCAGGACCCACTTGAGAGGCCACAGCCGTCGGTGCAGCACCCAATTGTGCCGCCCTAGCATTGACGCCCAAATTCTGAGCCTGATTCAAGAAGTTGCGTGTGTTTGTTGAATCCGCTTTCGCAATCTCAGTTCTCTTGATGTTGGTTGGATCGATGCTGCTTAAAAAGTCCATAAATCCCATACTCTACGCCCTCCCTGAGCCTGCCATGCGTTGCGATGCTGGCACCTTTGCCGTGCCCTCTTTGACGCCTACCTGTAACAAAATCCCTGTCAAACTAAACCCCTCTCCCATCACTCCACCATCAGTCCCATCGTAAACCCGTAACCTCAACGCCTGGCACTTTTGAAGGGAGGGGAACACCATGAGCTGATAACGCCCCGTATATGCCCCTCCATAAAGCCCAACACCATAATTGGAAGACCCAAAAGTAGAAAGCGGATACACCAAAGATGATGAGGCTTGAAACGTCTCACTGAAATATGTGTCAAAGTTGTAGCCCAAATCCACGGACAACTTGTGCGCACTCAACAACTCGCCCAACAAAAGGATGCGATACACCCTCTCAAAACCCTGCTGCTGTGGCTGCATCCAACCCGTGGTTATGGACGATGTGACCCAAGACGCATCGTCGCTAAATGCCTTTGTCTCTCTCACAACACGCCCATCTGTCCGAACCAACGTGTGCTTCCCTAACACCACAACACTGCTCACACTTTCTAAGTTTGTATGCGTGTACCACTGGTTAAAAAATGAGTTGAACACAAGCGTTGCACCCGTCGTCGTCCACCTCACCTCGTTGGCATCGTCAATCAAACACCCGCCCGTGATCGTCAATCCGTTGTATGCCTCTAAAGGAGCTCCGACATACGAGACCGCCATTCCTCGGTCAATCTGGTACAAGCCCTTGTTTGACTTGAACAATAAGCCCTGTGCATACAGTACGCAAGAATGAGCGTTGAGGCTACCAACGTCAGTAGCGACACTAATAGGAGTTTGAAAGTCATTGTTTAATCCTGTGTTTAAAGGCCCTTCGCCACTCATAGCGTAAATGCCTGTTGGTTTAAAAAGGATCAATTTCTCATCAAGTGTTGCCGTGTAGGCAACGCTTTCTCCATCGGATATCAAGTCTTGAGTAAGTGTGGCATTGAATTCTGGGGCCGTCCCTGCAAAAAAGGTCTTGGTAAAAGCTATGCGGTTTTGGTCTTCCAAACCTGAAAAGATGATGCGACCACGATACAGATTTGCATGCTTGCAAGAAGGGTATTGGTCATTTTCAAGAACACCGCCAGTCGTGTACAACAACGGATTTGAAAGGATTGCTGTATCTGTAACAGGGGGGTTGATTGCGACCGATGTCGTGAACTGTGTCTTATCAACCAACGTCGGCGACACCATGGACGTTTCACGGTAGTAAATCGTCCCATTGGCCACAGTCCGATACACCACGATTGAGATAGGTGTCAGACTGGATTTGGAACTGATGTTGAGTTGAGTCACAGTGATGGTGATGGTGTGATTAGAAGCCCCAAGCGTTGCACTTCCCAACCAGGGCAAGCTCTCCCAGATCACCCCTTGAGCATCCTGATACTGATACGTGACAGCGAGCCCATACAGGCCGTGGGGAGAGCCCACTCCGGCATTGGAAACGACCGCTGAACAGTTTTCCGGAAAAAGATTGAACCCCGCCTCTGACACATGAACACCGTCAAAAACGTGACACAAGCTTCCGGCCACAACAAGGCTCCCTGCTTCAGCGGAGGATACTTGAGCATCCCAAACCGTCGAAAGCTTACAGAGACCCCTTTGCGACACGATTTGGCCATTGTCCGTGCTCACTCCACTCAACATGCCCAAAATGGTGCTCGTCCCATCCCACTCGGGTAGTGGGCAAGGGATTTGGGTGTATGCGGCAGTCCCAACAGGATTTAGGGAGCCTGCTATGCCTCCTGCTTTCAGTGCCAAGGTCTTCCCCACAACCCTGCCAGTGTCCACGTTCAGCAAAAAGTACGTGGGTTGCAGTTGGCTCTCATGGGCCACAAGGAGCCACTTTTTGTAAGCACGGCTGGCAAGGCCACACGAAATCAGTCTAGGCATGCCCGTGTTAAAAGAGGTGTCATACACATCAATGTAGTTTTGGGTTGGTTGATAGTTGACGAATGTGTAAGCCTTTTCGGCGGCAATCCAAAATGAGGTCAGGCCCGACACGCCGCTATAACTCTTTTCCGTTGGCACAATGGCCAAAGCACGGACGGGGGATCCTGTGGGAAAGGACGATGTCCCTATCTGAAGACCAAGCCATTGTGAGTCAAAAACGGAATACTTGATGTAGGTTGTGCCACCAAGCTCACTCCACAACACGAGGTTGGAGTTGCGGTATGCCATTGTGGGATCCCGCTCCAACTCTGGCACCAGGCCCACCGTGATGCACCCATTGGCATTCGTTGAGGCAATGGTCTTGATGCCATACACCGTGTTCACAGCACCTGTTGGGAGCAGGTAGCACAACTGGATGCTCGGCGTGGATGTGTTCCAGGCCACCAGCACACGTTGCGCTACAGGGTTCCAATAGGCGTCAAATGTGGGGTAAGTGGCATTGAGGTTTGTGGCCACAGACACCGTTGCCAAAAGCCTTTTGTTGGATGCCACAAAAACACTGCAAGACAGCGTGCTCCCAGACACCGAAAAGCAATAAAAGCACCCACCGCCCGCCACAACGTGGGCACGGTTAGCCCCCACAGACTTGAACGTGTCTGCAATGTTAACAGTTGGATACCCACCGTAATCCAGCACCATATTTTGGATAGGGATCAGGGTCGAAGAGTCAAAGACTCGAAATTCAGCCCCATAAACACTTCCATTCACCGAGCGGATATAGCCCACAACCAAATAGCCACTGTCCACAGCCCAGGTGGCTTCACTTTGGGACTGAGAGTCCTGTATGAGTGGAGTGAAATCAAATGTCGCTGGCGAAATCTCGCCTATCTTTTCCCATGCTGAAGTTTTCTCGGCAAATCCATACAAACTTGCCTCATGGTCTGGCTTTATTGTATGGCATAAGAGCTGTTTGCCTTGAAATGACATCAAAGTTATGGGCGTTTCATCTGCACTAATCGAAGAAGAAATTGAATCGTAACCAAAACGCTTTTGAATAACGCCTTGCTTAGTCAAGCGCACATTGTCTAACTCAACTGCACTTTGTATGGGTAAATGTTGTTTGCCTATCTTGGTGTTTATGCCCTGAGGACACACAACAGGCATAAGTTGCTTTTGTAAGACCATAATCATGCCCCTTAAGCTGTGTATGTGACAAGAATCCGCACATTCACACCAGTCAATCCAGCAGTGCCACCAACGTTGGAGCTGTTAAAAGTCAACTGTGTGCATTCATTCCACTCGGACGATGCAGATATATAATAAAAAGCCGTTACGCTCACGATTTTCGTCCAATCCAATCCATGAGGCGTTGTGAACCAATTAAATCCACCCGTATTTGCAGTCAATGATTTTTGCTTAAAATACGCATTGTCCGTGTACACACCTCCAAGCGCATACACATTTGGAGCTTGGATTTGACCACTCGCTGTTATGGCTCCACTTGTGGACAAAGACGATGCCACAATGCCCCCCGTAGACAGGGATGCACTTGAAAGGCTACCTGTAACAGTGGCATAACTTGTCGTGGAGATGGGCCCTGTGGCCGTAACACCTCCTGCACCCACATACCCGCTGCACACAACAGCACCACAAGACACCGTGCCCACCGTGCTCAAAGAGTCCACTGTCACAGCTTGAGCTGAAACATTCCTTGTGTTCAGCGTGCCATCTGCGGATAAAGACATCTGCTCTGTGGTCTTGTTGTACCAAGCAAACGTCTTCCGATTCACCACGGGGTTGCTAGACCAGTTTGCTGTGCGGATCCTGGCTAAAAAGAACACCACAGGGTCCGTGCCTGCCGTGTCTGTTGTCGAGGTGAAATTGAATTCGGTTCCGAGAGCATCTGGCGTGTGCATGGACACCGACAGCTTGGGGCCTGTCACACGACTCGTCTTGAAAGTCGGCACATCCGTGAGCGCATATGGGGTGCCGTCAATGACTTTAGGCACAGACTCCACACTGCCAATATACGTGTAACCAAGCGGCTTTGCAGATGTTCCAAGGTATCCACTGTCAGCAACTGTCGGCTCAACACCACTTGTGCTGCCGATCCCAATCCGAGAGTTGTAGGTCACAAGCCCTGTGGCATCACTTCCGATAGTGGGAGATGTGCCATTGCTCAATGCCCCACTTGTGGACATCACAACCAACGCTGATTGCGCAGGCACAGCACCTGGAAACGTGCAGGTATACGAAGACGTCCCACCATAGGTGAGCTTCATGGCATTGGCACCCTGATACAGGTTTACATTTCGACAAGACACATCGGCAAAGGTGCTAGAGGCATAGAAGAAACTGAAGTTTTGACCCGTGAACACCACCGATGCTGGAGACACCAAACCCGTGATGCTGCCAGGCGTGCCTGCCAAAGCCGTGCCGTTGGTGATTTGGACGTCCGTTGACCCATTCACAAAAAACAGGTTGCCATTCAAGCAATACACGGCCCGAGCGTCTGTGGACGCAAGAGACACCGACTGGTCTTGAAAAACAACACTCTTGGGCGTCGATAGGCGGTTGCCATTGACATTAAAATCCGCCTGGATGTTGATGCCTGCCGTACCAATTGGCACGCCTTTGCCAACGCTGTGGTCGTGCGCATCAATGAGTGAAGAGTTTGTGTTGAGAGACGTTGCCCATCCTGGACCCGTAGCTGTGGTGGGTGTTGGTTGGGTGAGGCCCATGTTCGATGTTGCCATGTGTCCGGTTTCCTTAAAAAACCCAGAGCACCACAGAACAGGGTGCACTGGCATTCAGAGTTAAAAACTTGTCCGAATTTGCACTTGCACCTGCTTGAGCGTATATGAGGGCTGCGGCTGTTTGCCCTGTTACAAGGTATCCTTGGTATTTCCTACCCAACTTGTGCGGTATGGAGTTGTCTCCAGTCACAAGATTTGCTGTCACACGCACACCATCCAAAATGGGATTTTGTAACGCTTTGAGCACATCTCCTATATTGTCCTGTATGCGATTTAGAGTGGCATCGGGGGTGCGGAGCTTCTTAAGTTCCAAAGTGCCCCCCTACCGCACATACGTCTGTATATAAAGGTTGTCGTTGATGGTGTCCACGTCCACAACGGTTTTTGGAAATGTGCGGTCCTGATCCGCTGTCATAGACTCCACTCTCTTCTGTTGTGCGGCCAGCTCTTGCACAATGAGGGTCGTGTCCGACTCCTCTTTGGCTAGCATCTTCATCGCACAATACAAAATCAAATACTCCTGAAAGCCAAAGCCCACCATATCAATCTCGGAAGAAATCAATGTTGGCTGCACGACTTCGGGCGTGTAGTACACTTTGACTGTCCCAGATCCTGGCACTGGAGTAAAACGGATCTTAGAGCCAAGAAGGTTGTAACGGTAAAGTGGTCCTGCTATTGTCATCAAGCCGCTGTATTTGTAGCGGTTTCTCTCAACCCAGTTAAACGGCCGCAACGTGACAGGGTTGCCAACGCCAGAGGTCAAGTCCACGCCAGCCATCTTGTAAAAGTCGGCTGGCAAAGTGTAGTCCTGTTGGTTGTTGACCAAAGTGATATCGACGGTGTTTAAAAAGTAGTTTTGAGAGGCTTGCGTAATAAGGTCATAGAGCGTGGCCCACGCAAGTTTGACATATCCAAAAGCCTCTTCATCTGTCACAAAAAGCGACCCCACCATGTCCGCTCTTTGCCTAGCTTGATCCACTATGGATTGAGCGGTTGTCATTTAGGGCTTCCTCTTTGCCATCAAAATGGCCATAAGCGCTTTGGGATCTTTGCCGGAAGACTTTGGTGGAGCTTCACCTTCGGCTTCTTCGTCGTCGCCCTCTTCGCCCTCCTCTTCCATGGAACTGGTGGCCATATCTAACGCACGAAAGGCATCGATCAACGCCTGCCTGTCCTTTTGTTCAATGGCTGTAAAAAAATCAGAGGCCGCCTGCATGGCATCGCTATCCTCTTCGCCTTCGCCGTCGCCTTCGGCCATGCTGGTCAAGTTTTCTGGAGTGCCGGCTGTAAGCTTCTCTGCAAAGCTAGGCTTTTTGGACACAATGGGGGTATCGCCCTTTTTGTTGTTCATAATCAACATGTTTTATACCCTCGACAACGTGATTTCGACATAAAGCAACGCTCCATCCTCGGGATCGGCATCCGCTTGTGTGTCTGGACGTGTGAGCTGGAGGGTCAAAGCTTTTGTGGTAGGCGAAACGGAGCGGAGGAGCAGGACTTGCCCTTTGCCAGCGGTATAGGCGGCTGTGGCACCGCCTTGCACGCTCACAGATGCTGACACTAGGCTCATGTAAGCGTCTTGCAGCGTAACCACATAGCGGCCTGCTGCTGTGCGAGCAGCGGTAAAGCCTTTGGAGGTTTGGGAGCCAATGGCACCGGATGTTGTGGTGGTGATTGTGCCGTAAAGCTTAACGATTTCACGATTTAAGGAACCACGGAGTGGGAAAAACGAGCGGTTTGACATGGATGCACCCTTGAGGTATTGGGTTAGACGCCAACCAACCCCCGTTGATTGGCCTACCTCAAAGATAGCACGTTTTCACGTTTTTTACTCTTGCATTTTTAAAGCTTCAACAACAAAAAGTCTTGATTTTCAAGCTCGGCCCGCCAGTCTTCCCAGGTGTATCCGGACCTAAAGGCTTTGTATGCGGCCTCCTCATACTGCTCCACAGTCTCATCCGGGAAGTTGATGCCTGGGATCACAACACGCCAAAGTCTATGCATTTCAAGATTTTGACCCACAGAAATGTTGGCAGGGGACTTTGCACGCAGCCATGCATAACGAGCCAACATGCTGTAATCCACGCCTTCTTCTAGGGCATACTTAATGTCCTCATCGTCAGTCTCAACGGATTGATCAAACTGGCATTTCTTGCATTGGCATCTGTCTAGCATGTGTGTCATAGATCCCCCTTGAGCTCAATCGCTCTATGGAGTGTAGCAAGAGGCGTGCCAGTTGGTTGAGCCATAGAATTGGGCACTTACAGGCAGGAGAGGTGTCTAAGGATTTGGCAGTGCTTAAGGATTAAACTCAAATCCGCATTTAGGGCACTTAGAGCACTTGTTAGCAAAGTCTTTTGACCCCACTTTTCCTTTTGTCGGTTTGCCATCTTTACTGTCCTCCTCATCTTCCTCTTCACCCTCTTCACCCTCTTCACTGCTGTCCTCTTCGACTTTGATGGGGAAGTTTGTCATACATAGCAAGGACAAGTCGAAGTCATCCAAGGCTAGATCAGACAGCTCTGCTTTCAGCAGTTCAGCGTCCCACGTGGCATTCAGTGCCAAGGAATTGTCGGCGATAGTGTAAGCACGCTTTTGAGCATCTGTGAGGTGTGAGACTTCGATGATGGGCACGGATTGTAAGCGCAACTTAAAAGCAGCATCCAGCCGACCGTGCCCTGCGATGATCTCCATGGTTTTGGAGTCGATGAGGATGGGATTGAGAAATCCAAACTCTTTGATTGAGGCGGCTATCTGTTGAATCTGCTCTTCGGAGTGGACACGGGAGTTGTTCTTGTATGGACACAGGTGTTTTGGTTCAGCATAAAGCAATTTTAGCATATTCGTGTCTTCTTTAATGTCTGTTTTATAGAGAGGTTGTCTTCTTTCACTTTCTCAGGAGCTGGTTCCCACAGGTCAACGGGGTCTTCTTGGTCTTCAAAATCGTCTGTGTATTTTCTCGGGCAAACCATCCACTCGATGAGTGCCCACGTGTGCTCTTGGTCTGTGAGCGTGAAGGGACGGCCCATGAAGAGAAATTCTTGTGTAGGCGGGATGGAGGGTGGGATGGAGGGTGGCGACGTCATTGACAAAAACTCCTTAACTTTTGATAACGTACATTATGTTGCGTGAGATGGCTTGGCCTTTCGAGCGTGTTTCACCTTGTGCAAATGTGCATGCACCCTCTCATTCTCAAAAACGGCCACCTCTAGCCTGCAAATCAGATTGGCATAATCCCTGTCTAAGCAATAGAGCGTGTCAGCTCTGCATGCGGACACAAATCTCTGGATCTCCTCCGTGCGGTCTGTGACAAGCTCAAGAGTGGATCTTGGAAAATCAATTAAGGCATAGCTATAAAATTTTTGATACATGTATGGAGAAGGGATGCGAGGAATGACTTTAGTTATGTGCTTTGCTTCCTTATTTATGTAATGAAATATGCGCCTATTTACAACAAAAGGTCTATTTCTTAAAACCCATTCCAGGATCATAGCTTCCTTTTCTGGTGTTAACTTTTTTTTGCAGGTTCTTATTCTTACCTCCTTCCTTTTCTTATTCAAATAAGGAATAGCAATTTCTTTTGTTATGAAGTTCTCTTCATTCAATTCTGAAATAAAATTAAGAGCAGTATTTGTGTTTTTTTTCTCATAAAAATCCTCAGAAATTGTGTCTTCATAAAATCCTGAAAAGGGAATTTCCTTACGTTGTCGCTTTTTAATCCGAGTGTCTCCGAAAAGACTTCTCATGGCATCAGTGAATAAAAAGTCTAGGTTTGATGGTTTATAGCCTTTGAGACAGAGAAGATACATTTCGTTCACAACATCGTCAACAAAATCTTTGTTAAAAACAGATCTTGTTTTAAACTTGTTTGTAAAAGAAAGGTGCCTCATTGCTTTTCTATAAAACAGATACCGCAACACCTCTGCGATATCTGGATCCAAAAGATTAAAATTTGGGTGCCTGTTGTCGATAGGACGATACCCTGTGGCATCTTTTTTCAACAGCTCAAAATTTGCCACAGGACACCTTTCTATTATGTTGCGTCAATATTTTGACTGCTTTGCTCTGACCGTCAACGTTTTGACCCCCTCTCTTCCTTCTGTTGCTCCTCCTTCTTTTCGGCTTTGAGTCGAGTGAGGGTGTCGTGCAGGTAGGTGTTGTCGTCAAAGGCGGATTGGAGGGTGTCTATAGCTTCACCGAAATCCGTTTCGAGCACATAGCGACCCGTGGAGCGGCATCTGCACAAAAAGGATTTGATAGCGTGTGTGCGGTCCTCAACAAGCTCGTGTGTTGGGCAAATGTACTGGATGTATGTGCGACCAAAGAAGATTTTGTAATGCCGTAAGCTCATCTTCTCTTTGCCCACAGACTTTGACTGCTCAAGGAGGTGGGCAAAGGCTTTGCGGTTCATGATGAATGGACGGTTTGCTGAAACCCACTTTGTAAAAATTGACATCTTTTCTTTATTGGTGTGTTTGTTTGGTTGTAGGTGGCAAATCTTGCCGCTAATCACATCGCCAATGCATTCTATAAGGATGTCTTTCTCTTCTTTGAGTTCGGATAAATAGCATATAGAAAGCCTTGTGTCTTCTACCTCTTCTTGAAAAGAACCACTTTCAACGCCTGTCAGCGTAACAAGCTCGCCTTTGTTTTTAAGCAAGTCTCGCCTTCCGTAGAGCTGATGAATGGCATTTAAAAAAAGAAGTCGCGTTGACAAATACCCTAACCTCAACATCTGTAAATACATCTCTTGCACAATATCTTCACGTATCTGATGCTTTACAAAATATGGATGTCTAGAGATAAATATGTTAAACGAGCACAACAGAGCGTGCGCACATTTTTCAGAGCGTGCGTCAAACTTAGGATGACGGCTGTCACTTATCGCATAGCCAGTCTCATCCTTTGCGAACACGCTCCTCTTCATGTGGCGTTATCCCAACAATACCTTAGCGTTCCATCCAGGGGCGTTGCACGCAATTTGCCCGTAGAATGCGATTTGTGCACGCACACTGTCAGCAGTCGTAGAGCGCAGCATGGACAGACCATCGCCTGTATAGATTTGAGCCATCTTTCCTAAAGAGGACAGCTTCCACGTGTCGAGTTGCAGCACGTAAGCCAGGTTCTTGGCACAAGAACGGTCCGCAAGAACTTTGATTGGACCTGATTGCCCTTGAATCTCAAAGCTTTGGAAGCCTACACCACCTACTGTCAGCTGTTGGTAGATGATCCTGGATCCAAGAGATTTGGCCAAGTTGTTGTATTGCGTTGGGCTAGTGATGATGTGAGACGCTTTGCCACCAGAGGCATAGATCGCTTGGTCAACGTCCAGCAACGCTTCTTCTATGGGGCTGGAGGACTTGTCCAGATATGCACCATAAAGGCGGCTATCCACGCTCCTGTCCACGCTAAAAAAGTTATCGCCACTTGTGGGTGCTACGGTTGGTATCCACGCATCTAGGCCCTTCATGTTGGCAGCCTGGTTACCGCTGATGTAGATGTAGTCGTTGACGGCCAACACGGGTGTGAGTGTGGCACCCGATGCTGACAGGGTAGCAACGCCAGAGTTTCTGTTGATTGCAGTGATTTGCAGTGTCCCTGTTTTCAAGCCAGTGCCATCAGAAGCCGTGCTGAAGCGGAGCAGCGAGCCCACTTCCAGTGTTAGGGTTTGTGTTGGATCTGCAAACGTAATGCTTGTTGTGACGCCTGACGTGGCCGACAATTGGCCCACAACACCTGCACCATCACGAAAAATATCGAGACCAAGCTGGTTGGAAATAGAGCGTATAGCTCCGTCCATTTCTACCTTAACAGCCTCCATAAAGGCGTTCTCATTGCCTTGAGACGCCAGCATGGTCTCGTTAGAGACTTCGGCCAGGGCATACTTGCGAGCACGTGATAAGAGGAACGCTTTGATGGTAGAGGACGTGGTCAAAGCGGATCCGGCATTGGCAGCAACGGAAAAGTCGGCACTTGTGTTCTGTGGAGCGCCAATGATAACAGGAATTTTCTTGTAATCCCCGCCGAAGTTCTCTTCTTTTCCAACCAACGCCAAAAAGGGGTTGTTTTGGAACACCATGTTCTCTAGAGCCCAATCAGGATACAGGGTCTTCAGTGCACCAGCAAACGTGGTTGCGTCAAGATAAGCCATTGATCACCTCATGAATCCCTAGCCTCACCTCACCCATTTGAGTTGGGTTGCAGCTGCAGCTAAGCGATCTTGTTCACTCATTGTAGTTGGAGGCGTAGAGCGGGTTTGCCCTTGCGCCATAGTTTGGGACAGAGTGCGACGTTGTGCATACGGCTCTTGATTCAACTGCTGCTGCTGCTGCTGTTGTTGTTGAGTTGGTTGAGCGAATTTGTTGCGGACTTTTTCAAGCTTTCCGTACCTATCTTCGAACTGTTTTTCTAGTTGCTCTTCAATGAGGTCAATGGCCTCTTGAGGCTGAAGGATGCGTGATGTCTCGTTGTAATATTCGCGCATCATGGAGTAAACGAGCTCGTGAGGGTTGTCGTGTGCTTTGAGAAAGTCGGCATTTCCTTGTGAGATGACAGATTTTAAGCTGTCCTTGTATTCGGCTTCACGTTGCTGAAGAGAGGTCTCTTGCTGTTTGATTTCACGCTCTTCCATAGCCTGTCTGAGTTCAGCGATCTCTTTGCGGAGTTCTGACTCTAGTGTGGAGGCTGTGGCTTGACCGCCATTCAGGAAGAACTCCTGGATGTCGTCAAGAGAGAGGTCGGCATGTTCGAGGTAAGCTTTGGGGTTGAGTTTGGCTCTTGCTTTGGCTTCCTCAAATGCTTTGATTTTCTCTTTGAGTTCGGCGACTTCAGCTTTGTCTTTGGAGAGGAGTTCACGCTCTGCACGCAACTTCTGTTCACGCTTTGCAAACTGTAAAAACTTTTTGGAGTAGCTCTCATCTTTTGGAGCGACTTCAGTTTCGGGCGGTGTTGGTGGCGTGTCTAGGGGTGCAGGTGCATTCAGTTCCAATGAAAACCTCCATACGGCTTATGTAGGGAGGGTATCACATTGTGTGTTTTTGTTGTCAACACGCTCAACCAACGGGTGGTGCTCCACCTGCTATTGGCATGAGGTCACTCACGGGTGGAGGGGGTGGGACGCCCATGGGAGCAGCACCATCGGGTGGCATGCCTGGAAGCCCTGGTTGCCCTGGAGGTGCCATGGGAGCGGGAGGCTTAAGCTGCTCTTGCAATGTGTTGATGTCGTCAATGTAGCGTCTTAGGGTGTTTACGGCCTCCTCACTGTCTTCCAGAAGTTTGGCTTGAGCGAGGTACTGGATGGCAAGCTGCATGGTGGTTTGCAGGTTGTCTGTCTCTTCAGGTGGTACGTAAGGTCCTCCCTCCAGCATGGACTCTATGGTCTTGCGTGCAAGCTCATACCCCGAGTTTGTAAGCTGTGTGTATTGCTCAATATCCGGGAAGTCGAGCAAGGCTGAAGCGGACTGTGGAGGGATAAGGCCGGCCTGCACGAGCTCCTGGATATCTTGGAGCTTAGCGGAGGGGGTATCGGATAAAAAGTTGGTTGGCCACACTTGCACCGTGAAGAAGTCGGGCTTCATGGACACATCTTTGTATGTGAGTGATTTCATTCCCTCTTTCTTGTCAAAGGTGTTGACCTTGTAGTTGACGCCATACTGCTTGGAGAGGTCTGCGCAGGCTTCAAAACAAAGCAAGGCGATGTCCACGTGCAGCTGTTCACGTTGCTGAGACAGCGTGATAAAGCGGGTTGTGGACTGGTCGGCATATTCACGGAGTGCCTTGCCTGAGTCCACGCCTGCTGGCTTTTTGCCAGCGGCTTGGAGTTGTGGGATGCCTTGCAGCTCAAAGGCTTTGTTGTAGAGCCGGTCGATCTGCTGGAACACTTCTGGAGGCACGGCTTGAGGCGTTGACAGGATAGGTGCTGTTCCACGGTATTTGATGATCGACCCGATTTGATTGTTGAGTTGTCCTTCATCGATTTGGGAGGACTCATCGATAAAGATGCGTGGGACGGCCATAAGTTTGAGCATCTGGGAAGCACGTTGACTGAGCATGTTCATTTCGTATTGGATAGGCATGAGTTCTTCGGGCATGCCTCGACCGTAAAAGCCAACAGGTAGCTCTGTATGCCTATAGAATGCGAAGGGAAAGTGGTCTTTTGTCCAGGGCTCTTCGAGTAGAGTCTTGCCATCCACGACAATGGCGTGTTTGCCATCTGTAGCATCGGGGTCTGAGGATGGCAAGTGCCAGGCTTCAATGACCTTTACGCAATCTGTGACGACGTTTCCGAACCCATTGACGACAGTGTTTGACTGCATATTTTTGATAAAGATTTCGTTATCCGGAAAGGCTTTTCCGAGATCATATTTCGACACAAAGCGTGTTTGGTAAAGGGAGCGAGGCTTGCCGTAAACGGAATCTGCGGGGCAAACGACAATCTCGTTTGGAAGGATGTTCTCGATGACGACTTGACCATCATCGGCACACACTTTCACAACACCGGTGCCGAAGATAGAGCCATTTTTTATGGCCATGGTGGTGGTTTTGTGGACGTTGAGCTTGAGGAACAGACCTTCTATGAAGGTGTTCATATCTTTAGACTTCTGTTGAAGCTTCCAAGAGCCACCATCGGTGAGGACCATGGGTTTGATCTTGGTTTCGCAGAGAGAGTTGACGGCGGTATCGACGCAAGCTTGAGTGACGTTGTAACCGATGGGAGGTCTAAACTGATTTGCACCGTTGTTAAAAGAGTTAGCGTTGGTTGAGGGGATATTGAGGCCCATGGCGGTGGAGCCTGAGTAGAGGCGGAGGTGTCTGAGAAAGCCGTCAGAGATAAAAGAGGAGCGTGATTGGATTTGGTCAACGATTCCGAAGAGGCATTGAGCGAGTGCCAGTGCTTCGAGCTCCCACCAGATTGAGTGGGTATTTTGGTTGTAGTTTCCTTGTAAATTCAAAGCAAACTCCTACAGAATTTTACACAGCACATAGATTATAAAAACGCATGTCATAGCGGCACAGAAGAGGGAGATGCTGATGTTAAGTAGATCTAAAAAGAGTGTCGTCAGTGTCGTCTTCTTGCTGTTGAGGGATTTGATTGCGTGCCTGGACTTCTTTAGATGTCTGATATTCTGGGGATTCAGTTCCAATGAAAACCTCCAGGGGAGCCGTGGGATGGGTGGACGGGGCCGGCTGGCAAGGATAGCAAGGATGGCAAGATTGCGATTGCGATTGCTCGTCAATTGAGAATGACACTGTCACAGTTACTTTCATCTTTGCACACTTCTTTTTTAAGTTTATCAGCTTTTTTTATTCTCGGCTTTTTTGGTGGAGGAGTCAAGATGATTGGAGGAAGCTCAGCAAGCTTGGCTCTCAGCTTCCTTAAAAATGGGGTAAGAGACTCATGCATCACGGGCTGCAAATGGTCGGGTGCACAGCATCTGGGTTGCCCGCACAATTGAGCAATGTAAACAGATGCCTGAACAGTGCCGCCATACAGCTTGTGATACATCACCCTGTGTATATACGTGTATTTCTCTCCAGGCAATGTGCTCCTAACCCCCGGGTGCTTGGACCCAAAGTTAGGGGCCAACTCAACCAACAGGCATGGGCTGCTTAGCCCACCACCAGTGTGCTCTTGGGTTGGGATGGAATAGGGGATAGAGGCTCCTCTGAGGAGGTCGGCCATACGGGCGTAGTCCGACATCCCCTGGGGGGCCTTGGAACGTGCCTTGCGTGCGGTAGGGCCCTTTGTCGTCATATGTGCTGCTCCCCTGCAATCCTGCAATAAGGACGTTCAGTCCCATCGTACCACCGCTCACGCCACACACCTTGGCACTGATGGGCATACCTCACCTCCCTCTACCATCCTCCTCCATGCTTCCCTCATGAACTTTGGTATTGACGGCCCCTCTCTACTCCCTGCGTGGTTATGGGGCGCTATTTAGCTGGGGTGAGGGGTAGCGTTTTGGGTGCATCCTAATGTCAAAAGGTGCGACCTACTAAGCTATTGATATAGCTTAATCGATCTTCTCCTATTTTCTGGTCTCACCCTAATGCCTTTTCTTATTTTCTCTAATATATATATATATATATAAGTAGTAGTAGTAGAGTAGGGTGAGACCAAGACGATACCCGATGGAAATATTGGGGTATAACAATAACAATAGGTTATGGGTATACTATTAATATCATAACACAATATGCACATCTTGTAAAGGGGGTAGTGAATAATACCGAGCGGGAATAGAATATGCTCTAAAAAGGGTAGGGAAGGCGTTGGTCTCACCCTACCTCTATTAGTCGTTATAAATTTAAACACTTAGACGAGGGTGAGGGGTCGGGGTCGTTGGGTTCACCAAAATTTTACTTTAACGATATTGGAATATTAATTTTGTCTAGGGTCCACCCAAAATTTGCAGGTGGGTGCACCCAGGGTACACCCTAGCCGCCTTTACTCCTCAAAAACATCGATGACGTCTTCGTCCGTTTCGTCGAAGTCGTCCGATCCAATTTGAGGATCCATCTCATACCCTTTGAGGTATTTGACGCCGTGTACTGTAAACACACGGCACCCATCAGCGGCTGCCAGCTGTTTAGAAACGGCACCGATGCTTTTGTCGTGCAAACCCAAAGCTCTACACATGTTTGTTATCTCAGACTTTAGTATGGTGGACTCAGGATTCTTTCTGAGTCCAAGCTTAGAGGTAACCATATCTAGGTGCATGGTATTCATGGAGTTGTTTGTGTCTTGCACGGACTGGATCATGCCGTCTTTGATTGGGATGTTTTTGAGGACTTGATCACACTTCCAGGCAAAGTGAGGCATCTCGTCAATGAGCCTTTGTTCCATATTGTCAATGCGTTTTATAGCAATTCCACGAGGTCTAGCGAACACGATTGGTATGACTCGCCGCATGTTTGCGCTGTCTTGTTTGAGTGTGGGTACCTTGTTAGTGGCGAGCATCCACATGGTGTATTTTGGATTGAAGTCAAAGGCTTTGCCGAACTTTTCTTCCAGGGATACTTTGGCATTGACTGACCCTGTACAGCTCTTAAAGATGTCGGACTCCAAAAACCGGAAGTCCGAGATTTCATCCAAGTACACGAGACGTCTGTTTAAAATGGCAGACATCCCAAAGCGAGTTTCCGTGATCCTGAAAGTTCCAGCGGCTTTGCCGAGCCATTCACGCACAGCAATCAGCACAGAAGATTTGCCCAACCCCCCTGTACCTGTCATGAGGACGTATTGCAGCAACTTGATGTCGGGGTGTAGGAGGAGGACGGCGATGAAGGCCATAAGCTGGTCTCTCATCTGTTTGGTCTTGATGCCTTTGAGGAGTTCGTCCCAAGCTGGGGTTGGCCCATTGCATGGGTTGAGGGTTGAGCGGTGGATGCACAGTTGGACTTTGCCACCGGGAGCGACGTAAGGCACTGCGGGCTCAGGTATGGGGATCAACGCTGACACGAAGTGCTCAACCAACTGGCGTCTGACGCGGATGTCGTTGGTGTCGTCAACGAGATCTCGACGCTCGCAGGACTCTTGCATATAGACCGCCAATTTATTGACGATATCTTTTTCTGTAAGTTCTTCGATAACTTGCAGGTTTTCATCGACAGAGAGTATGGCTTTAGGTTTGCCGGCGAGTTGACCGACGACGATGTTGTCGGGGAATGGGTAGAGGAACATCGTCCCATCGTCTATGGGGTTTGGGATATGAGCCATAACGTCTATGAGCAGACGCTTGGTCTTGAGTTTCTCTATGAATTTCGGTAACATTGGTGTCCTAACCTTCCCATCAGCTGTGCGGGAGTAATAAGGGTGTGTCGTTTGTGAAACATGTCTAGTAGATTTTTGTGTTGACACGTCTACTGAGTGTGCTACTCTGTTTATAGATATCACTCGATTCCCTCCTTCTTGGGGTTGATTTGGTATAGATATCACTCGATTCTCTCTTTCTTGGAGTGGATTTGGTATAGATATCAATTAATTCTCTCCTTCTTGGAGTGGATTTAGTGTTGTTATTGACGCCATCTTTGCTTCCTCTTTGGGTGGTATTGGTTGTGTTATTGATGCCCTCTTTGGTTCCTCTTTGAGTGGTGTTGTTAGTGATTCTTCTGTGTTGGTGGGAAAGACGGGCACAGAAGATTCTTTTATTTCCTTAGCTAAATTTGTATTCATGTTCAAATCCTTAATAGAGTTTTGAGACAGCGATATCTGCACGACGGACGCCCAAGTGACGGCTCCTCCTTTTCCTCCTTTGATTGAATTCCATACAGCCAAACAATTCTTTTGATTGAACTTTTGAGCATACACTTGTTGTAAGTTTCCTTTGGACCATTGGATCCAGAGTGCTATAGCGGCGGGAGTATCGCCAAGACCTGTTGGGTGTTTGAGTCCCATGCCGATGCGGAGCCAATCATCGCGCCCGCAATCGGGGTGTATGCGTGTCAGTACGATTTCGGCCTCATCAACGGACACTGTGCCTTCCTCGCCTTCAGTACCACCTGCCCCTGGTTCATTGGCACTGACTGCGCCGTTTGCGCTCCTTCCCTCATCAACATTGGAACTGATATCCATCCCTACCCCAACCAACCCCAAAAGCCACAGAGGGGCCTCTAAGGGCCATCCAGTGGGTTCTTCCTCGAATGTGTAGCTCACACCTCCGTAAGTGGAAGGAGGGATGAGTGCATAGCTCCCATCACCCAAGACGTCGATTCCACGTCCCAGAGCGGTGCTTGACTTTTTGACTGTCCAGGCGTTGGGGTCATAGAGAAAATACAAGTGGAATCCACCGCTTGGCGTGTTTACAACCCATGCACCAGGGTCTTGACGTGGGTCGCCGTAAGCGGCACGCAGGTGGTCAAAGCTCAAGAGCCCACTGTTGCGGGGGTCCACGTCAACGATCAGCAGGCCGGCACCGAGCCAAGCACCGCATCGGACGCCGGCATTAAACCGTGTGAAGTCCACGGGCCGTCCTTTGCCACGCACATGGGATGCTGAGTGGATGCCGTGTAACTCTGCGGGTCTCTTGGAGTCTTTGTGAACGAGGAGGATGGGGAAGAGGCGGGAGATGTCTGGATAGATGGATTTTGTTGACACGTTTGAGTTGTTGCTATACACTGGTGGAGTCTCCTGTAAAGGGACAGTCTCTGTGAAGGGGCATAACCTGAGTAGTTCAGACACGATGGTTAAAGTTGAGTGCCTAAACTCCAAATGATTAGGGCACTCAATTTCTTTGAGTCCCCACGTTTACGTGATTTTTACTGATTGGGCAACCAAAAATTTATCATGCGCAAATGGTGGGAGGGATCTGCCAAAATCCTGACCCCAGTACTAGCGTCAAACTTATGGCAGCACACTAGGCATACGAGGCATACGGTTAC